AATATTTTGCGTTTATTATCACTAGCATTATTTATTAAATTGTATAAAGGTAATCCATGAGATTCTACGCGAGAAAAAAGAACAAGAGTATTGCCTTTTAAATCTAATGCTAAATTTTTTATAAGATTATTTCTTTTTTCATTGTTAATAATAAATTGAATTTCATCCTCATACTTTTCAAACTTTTGAGGATTGTGTTTTAATACTAAACAATGAATATCTAATTTTGATGCCCTTCCTTTATCGATTAATTCTTTAGTGCCTACAGCTTTATATGCAGGTCCAAATAACCCTGAAATTACCCACTCATGAGTTTGAGAATCTTTTCCACCATTGGATAATGTTCCAGTAAATCCAAAACGATACTTTGCATTATGAGATTTTTTCATAATGTCAATTAATGATTTGGATTTGCAACCATGACATTCATCAACAACTACACAATCGTAATCTTCGAAGAATGATTTATCTAATTTGTGAATACTCTGCCAAGTCGAAAGGGTAACTGGCATATCTGTGTCTTTTTGTTGACCAGAGTAAATCATATGACAATATTTTTCAGGATTCCACCCATACTCGGTCCAATCCTTAAACATCTGGTGGATTAATGAAGTTGTAGGAAATACAACCAGACACTTCATCCCCTTATTCACATAATAACGGATAATAGAGTAAATCATATAAGATTTACCCGAAGAAGTTGCTGATATAATTGTTTTTCTGTTATATCTTAAACATTCATATACTGTATTTACTTGATAATCGTAGGGTTCAAAATTGCAAATATAATTCATATATCCCTTTACACCTTCTTCAGTTATTTCTTCATTAACTTCAAAAGGTAAACCATAATACTTATTATTATGGAATTCGTATGTATATCCGTGATTTTTTATTTTTGCAATAACTCTATCCAAGAGACCGGCATAAATTTCTCCAGTTGCCGTACTCAATAAACGAATTTCTCCATCCCACCCTTTCCCTTTGCGGTATTGTGGCATGAATTTTGCAGACTCTACACTAAAGGTAAAGTATGGTGCTAGTTCATACAAAATATGAGGTTCACACTCCAACTTAATGTAAACCTCATTCTTTTTGTATATTTTTATATCACTCATAGAATAATTAAGTTCTATGAATATTTATTAGTTATCCCAGACCACTAGCAAATCTTTGATATTCAATTGCATTTTTAATTTGATAAGTTCTATTGTGTATCATTTTTAAAATATCTTGAAGATATGAAATCATGACATCATAATATTCAACTTTTAATGATGCTTGAGAAAGACTTTCATCGGCATCCATGTATTTTTGAAGAGTATCTTTATCTCGTATTTTTTTAGGAAACGGATTTTCTACATAAACATCCGGATCTGCTTTTCCTGTGTAGTATTCATATTTTTGATGTCTTACGTTTTTTTTCTTTTGCTCTGCTTTCTTTTTTAGGAGTAAAATATTATTGTATATTTCAAAATATTTTGCATGTAATGAGGGAGTATTTAATGATTCTATATGTAAATTGTCTGGATCAATTTTACAATCTTGTTCCCACATTGTTTGTATTTTTTCAAGGTCTATCATAAATTATTTCGTAGGATTTAATGGATCTCCTGATCTATCTACTATATTATACATCATATATTTAAAAGACACATCCGCAGTAAAATATTCATTATCTGGATTAGTAGCATCAAATTGTAAAGTGCTCAGTTGATATGGGAACATAGAGCGAAAAACAACATTAAAATTAAAATTTTGATTACTGTTTAAAACCAATAAAGTTCCATCAGAATATAAATTCATATCAGTTTTATATGGTTGCTCAAAAACTTCTCTTGTATTTTGCCAATCATATATTTGCTGGAGACTTTCTGGAAATCCAAGACCCCTCATCCAATTTTGTATTTCCATATAATTTTCAAGATTTTCATCTACGAGAAAACGTAAAGTAAAATCTTCAAAATCCATTTTATCACCAGGAATTGGGATATCAGTTGTGTAATTTGGTTGCATTGCAACACCTAAAGTTATTGCGGGTATATTTGCAGTATTTGCAAAAAATGCAACTTTTGGTGATCTATTTAAAGTAAACTTAAATCCAATAGAGGATAAAAAGTTCCTATTTTCTATTTGACCCTTAAAACCAGATGCCATATTTTTTCTAAGTATTTAGATAAAAAAAGAGACCCTTTTGGGGTCTCTCTGAAATCTTATGTGGATTAGATCACATGAGGTTCTTAACTTGAACACGTCTGTAGTAAACGTTGCTGCTTGCAGCAATTCTACCAAGACCTTGTGCTCCACCTTCAGCAAATGGGTTGGCAACAAGACCGTAACGGGTCTTAAAGCCAATCTTGGGCTGGAAGCTGTTCTCACCAACGGCACGAACCATTTGGAGGGGAACATAAGGACAATAGAAGAGTCCTGCGTCATAAGGTGAAGAACCCTTATAACCAACAACGTAGTATTGGTTGCTGCTTACGTTAGCAGCATAAGGATCGATATATACACGGAACTTACCGAGAAGTACACCAGCGAAGGTGTTACCAGTGTCATCAACGTTGAGGTTTGCATTTAGAGCAGGGGTGTAATCAAGTACACCAGCCATGCTTAGAGCAGAAGCAACGTCAGCAGAACACATGATAACGTTACCCTTTCCTCTACGAGTTTGCTGGGCGATAGCGTTTGCATCGCGCTCAATTTGGAAGAGTAGACCCTTGAACTTCTCAACTGACCAACGACCGTTGGAGTCAACGTCGAGGTCAAATGCACCAGCAGAAGCAACGTTTGCTTGAGCACCAGGCTTAGCAACTTTGTAGATGGTACGGATGACTTCACGGTTGATTTCAGCAAGAATCTCGCTTGAAAGAATGTTAGCGAGTTCTGCTTCAGCATTTAGACCGTGAATTGCCTTTAGGTCCTGAGCAAGCTCAAGGCTGTACTCTGCCTTCAAGGCGCGTGACTTTGCTTCAACAAGAACCTTCTCGATTGAGAAGTTCATTTCGTTGAACTGAGGACCACCTGACTGACCTAGAGCTTCTGCATTAGCAGTCTCCATGCCTTGACCAGTGGTGTAGGCAAGTTGACCGTTTGGATTTAGAAGACCAGGGTTGTCATTTGAACTACCATTGGTAACTCTTGCATTGGTAGTACCGAAACCAACTGCTGCGCCATCATCGACACCGCCAGTGTAATCTCCTTGGGTTGTAGAATAGTCGCTATTCTCTGCTGAGAATGCGGTATCTACTTCATCATAGAAGGTCTCTCTGCCATTTACGCGATCAGTGCCGTAGCGTGAACGCATAGCAAAGATGAGTCCAGTAGGACCATTCATTGGTTGAACGCCAGCAAGGTCATAAGCGACCAAGTTGGGCATTGAACGACGAATGAGTGAAATTAGTACGGGGTCGAAACCAGCAACTGGACCACCAGCAGCAGCATCGCCACCGAAACCAGCAGCGCCACCTACGGCACTACCAGTGTTCATTGTGGGTGATTCGGTTAAGAAACCACCTTCTGAGAAAGAACTTTGCTCTCTTAGGAATCTTTCTTGGTTTTCGAGCAGGACTGCGGTTACAGCTCTTCTGTGAGAATCTTTGATTGGATCTAGACCATCAAAGTCGAGAAGGGGTGCCCACTTTTCCTGCAATCTTTCTGATTGAAACATTGCGTTTTACCTCTTGTAAAAATGAAATTGTTTTGTTTGATTTAATATTAAATTCAGCGATTTGCAACTGCTGAAAGAGTCTTCAGATAAGCATTCATTGTATCTGAGTGGAACTCAGGTGCAACGTCTACTCCTTCAGATAATGTTTCAGTTGTTGCTGATGGAGCAACTACTCTTGAAGGGAAATATGATTCCTTCAAAGTCTCCAGTTTTTCACGATATTCTGTTTCACTTTCAAACTCAACACTTTCAGCAAGTGAAGCGAGCTTCTCCTTCTGGGTGGTCGCTAGACCCTCAGAAATATCATCAAAGATTCTATCAGCAACCGACTCGGAGAGACGCTTGTTGAGTTGAATATTTTTCTCAATTTGCTCGTTGAGTTTAGTCTCCATATCATCAAGTTTTTCTACCATATTTTCAAGTACATTGTATTTTTCTTCAGGGATTTCTACATAATGCTCTTCAAAAAGTTGCTTGAGACCGCCAAGGAATGACTCGGTGAGTTCTTCCTTGAGACCAGTTTCAATAGAGAGTGCGTTTTCATTTACCCACTCTTCTGCAACATATTCTAGATAAGAATCAACACGCTCTTCTAGTTCTTCTGCGATTGCTTTAACCTCTTCTACAAGGCGCTCCTCATATTGAACTTCGAGTGATTCACGAATTTCATTAACTTTTGAGCGAAGAGCAGATTCAAAAATGATTCTTGCTTTTTCTTGGAACTCTTCAGAGAGTTCTTCGCCAGAAAGTAGAGCGTTAACATCTTCTTCGATGTCAAACTCTTCCTTCATTTCCTCTTCATCTTCCTCTTCATCTTCATCTTCCTTTTTAGACTTCTTCTTATCTCCTTCTTCTTCTTCCTCTTCCTCGTGCTCTGCCTCAGAAATTACTTCTTCAGTTTCATCAATTTCTTCTTCGATGAAATCTTCATC